TAGAGTGATTATACCAGCTCATCGAAAGCGGATTCGTGGTGGCGACAAAAGCGTTATACGCTTCTGGCTAGGCTTATTTACTCTTTACAGAGTTCTTGCCTTTCGAGGCAAACTTAAGCTGAACACTATTACGGATCCTGGAGTAGATTTGTCGGACGATTTATTGTACGACTGGAAAATCTTCCTAAAGGTCTTCTGGTCTAACCTTAAAAAGTTCGGCGTGATGCCTTTAGAGTCTAGATTGACTGATATTGACTTACTCTCTCCGGGAAACCGGATGAAAAGAGAGAAGACGTATTGGTTCTTTCCAGCTCTAGAGGGTACTCGCCGAGTGATCACTTCTTCGGGTCCAGGGTCTAAAATAACTGCAGGGAACTCCGTTATTTCTCATGGATATGACGCTATGCTGTGGGTTATGGCTTCTAGCCTATACCCTTATTTAAAGGCAATGTGTCTATTCACGGGGAATATCCACTTCATTGACTCTACTCCGTTTAAGCTTGGAGAAATCCATGCTAAAGCGGCGCGGAATCAGGAAGTGATTGGAGAAACCGAGTTAGGTAGACTCTCGATCAAAGAGGAACCTGGAAAGTTGAGAATATTTGCGATGGTGGATTCTGTGACTCAATGGGTTTTATATCCGTTGCACAAGGCCTTGTTTTCCATTTTGAGGTTAATTCCTCAGGATGGGACTTTTGACCAATTGGCTCCGGTTAAGAAATTAATCGGGACCATGCGGGAGCAAGGTCGCGAGCATTTATGGTCGTTTGATTTATCAGCGGCCACGGATCGAATCCCTGTTGTTTTACAAGAATTGACCCTTGCTGGTTTTACTTCACCGACGTTTGCGTCAGTGTGGCGTGCTCTTCTGTGTGATAGATGGTATCGTGTTCCAGAGTTATTCATCAAGACTTTCGGCCAAAAGGGAGTTAAATCCCTAGGCTGTGGGCCTTGGACTGTTACCACCAAAAGTGGGAAACAGGTTGACCGCTGGGCACCTGCTGTTCGTTACGCGGTTGGGCAGCCTATGGGCGCTTACTCGTCGTGGGCGATGCTAGCATTGGTACACCATGCGATTATCCAATTTGCGGCTTGGAAAGCTGGCCATAGAGGATGGTTTTCTCTCTATGCAGTACTTGGCGATGACGTTGTTATAGGGGATAACAATGTTGCCGACCGGTATGTACGGGTAATGAAAGAATTTGGTGTCGGTATTGGATTCCACAAGTCCATTATCAGCAACAACCTATCTCTAGAGTTCGCCAAAAGATTTTTCTACAAAGGTGAGGAAGTAACTCCCTTACCTTTAGTGGGAATCTCAGTTGGTTGGCTCGGAGCGTCATTCGTCAGTGAGATCGTAAAGATCTCGCAAGCGATGACAGGTTTGGTGCTATCAAATTACAACATTGCTCGATACCTTGGTGTGGGATATAAAGCGGCCTCAGGAGCGGATAACCGTCCGTTCCTTCGTCTGCCGAAAATCTTACATCGAGTGCTTATTTTGCTTGCACGACCAAATGCAGCAAAGAGTGTTGGAAACCTTCTTGATTGGATGTCGGCGATTTCTTTTAAGAAGTCGTTGGCGCTCGATCAGAAAGGGAGAGACGCTCTTGTGCGCCATCTTGTCACATGGGCCCAAGATTACCGTTTTCCAAAACTCTTGGAATTATTAGAGACGAATATGAAGAAATTCATACCGTCACAAACTTTCGAGAGCTCGGGAGCGGTTTTCAAGGAATATGCCCAGTGGTTTGAATGGTACATAAGAGAGCCTCTTATACAAGACTTTGAGCTTAAGCGGATGGAAGTGGAAGCATCTTTGAGAAAAGTGCAATCCGTTGTTCTGCCTTCCGAGAATGATGTGGTTCATTTATTGGAGGATCTAGAAGAGTTCGAAGCTCTCATCTCGGAGATTCCGGGACAGGTCTTCCCTCATAAATCGTGGAAGCATGAAAAGTCCGAAGTAATTCGGTCTGAACGTGCTACTGCGAAATTAGCGAGAGAAGGTCCTGCGAACGTTAAACGTTGGCGTTCGCTTCGAAAATTCTTTATCGATCCCGCTTGTCAGTAAGCTTGGTAACAGAGCTGATTTGGCACGTGGGGTTGTCAGAATAATATATTCCAACTCAGGCTGGTAGTTCCAGTTGTGATCCGATAGCTCTGATTGGGATTGGGACCATATGGCCTCAAGACTAATTATCTAACAAGTAGAAAATGCATCTTAAGCACCACAGGGCCCGCAAATCTCTTTCGAGAGGGGGGCGGACCACCCTGGAGCCGTTGGCTAAC